GAGCGCGCCCATCATTGCCGTCATTTTTCGTTCTTCGACGATCGGTTCGCTTTCCCAATTAAGCCGGACCGGATTGCCGACGCGATTGATGTCGGCCGCGGTCGGCTCGTGAAACGTCAGCGCTTTGATGTCCTCGCCTTTATCGTTTTGGATCGTCTTGTAAAGCAGCGGCACCGTGATCGGCCAGGGATTAGCCGATGCCGCGATTTCTGCCCGCAGCTTGTCGATCTCGGTGAGCTCCGGCTCGGGTGGCTCCTGATGAAAATCTTTCTGCGATGATAGCGGGGCCTGAGGCGGCGTCGCCGGTGGCACCGGCTCGTGCGCCAACACGGTGCTATCCTTCGTCGCCTCGACGAAACCCTCGCGCAAAGGCTTGACGTTCATGGCTCACCTCAAGTGATCGAGATCTCCTGGCAGGCCAGGCCTTCCCAGCGCACGCGCAGCTGGCCGTCGCGAGTGTTTTCCTCGAAACCGCCTTTGCACGTGCCGCCGGTCAGCGTGTATTGCATGCCGTTGGCGAGCTGAGCAATTACGGTCACGTCGGTTTGCGTAATCAGATCGTCGAGCAACAGACCAGGCACCGCCGACAGATCGCCCTCGATGAACGGCACGCGCGGCAGCTCTTGATAACCGTGCACACCGTCCTGGCCGGCGATCATGGTGCGCTCGACCGGGCTCGGACTAACGGTAAAATTTCCGCGCAAGGCGAGTTGCACGCCGTCCACGGTTAGGAATGCTATCCCTGCGAATCGCTGGGCCATGTTGGACTCCTGTCGTTTGCGTGAGAATTGCGATCAGCGCCCGCAGCTCATTGAGCCGGCGCGCCACTCGCGGCCTGGAACGGGGGCGGTGCCTGGCCGATGATGGCGAGATCGATGCCGCGGTCGTATTGCAGCCGAAACTGCGCCAGCACTGCAAAGATGCGCAGCTGGTTGATCAAGTCGGGCGGGTAGAGCACGTTGACTCGATTCGGGTTATTTGGATCCCGCTCGACGATTAGGTTGGCCTTGAACGCGCGAAGATTCTCAACAAGGCCGTTCCACATATCCATCTGATATTCGTTGACGATCTCGGCCTTGATGATACCGGGCGTCACGATCGCCTGGCCTGGTCCGAACTTGGTGCCGTCGTCGGCCAGCTTCGAGCGCGGGAATTTCGACGTGATGGCCTGGCGCTGATTTCGCAATACCTTGGCCAACGTCGCCAATGTCGTCACCAGCTCATAGGCGTCGTCGGATTGACCGTAAAGATTGAGCTGATAGGACGTTTGCTCGCGCAAGATCATCGGCTGGTTATCAGATCCGCGTTCCTGAATCGCCAGGCCGGTCGAGGCGATCGCGTTGAGCTCGGCCCAATTGAAGGCGTCCTGAAAAGGGCAGGCCTTGACGTTGTTGAGGCTCAAGGTTTGCAGCGGCCGCGCCGGATCGTTGATCAAGGCGCGCTGCGCTTTGGCAGCATACGCCGCAGCCACCTCAAACATCGGCGTCGGTGCGGTCTGCTCGAATGCCATGACCGACTCAACCGCGCTGTTCATGGTCGCGCCGAACGTCAGCAGAGCCGCATAGGTGCCGCGTTTGGCGGTGAACACGTGGCCGAACTGCTGACGATTCCAACCCCAGCGTCCGCTGTCGGTGAAACCATATTCCTGATCCCACGCGAACAGACTGTTCGAGTCGGTGTACGGCATCGCCACATATTCGAAATTCGATTTTTGAATCCCGGCGATCGCATTGGCAAAGCTGGGCGTGCCGACGCCGCCGGTCAGCAGGCCGGTCGCTGGCAATGTGATGCCGAGGCCGATCGGCGAGAATTCCGAGCCGCGCGATCCGTAGTAATTCAAGCTGACCGTGATGTCGTTGCCGTTGACGCCTTTGAATTCCGCAGTGAGCGTCACCACGCCGGCCGCCGCAACGGCGGTCACTGGCAATGCTGGATCACCCTCGTCAACGTAGTTGGTATTGATGGCAGCGGCGATCGCCGCCGCGATCGTGGTCGGCGTGTCGGTCGTCATCACGTTGACCGGCACATGCGTGCCGGCGATGTAGAGGTGAATCGTACCGGCCTCGGTCGGCGCCGCGGTGATGGTGATAGTGCCGCTCGCCGCTGATCCGCCGGTCGGTTCTGCAACAGGCAGGCCATAAACCTCATTGGCAAAATTATTCGAGTAGTACGCTTGGAACATGCGGCTGAGTTCGCTGCCTGGCCCGAACGCCTGATCGGCCTGCGCTTGCGAGCCAATCGGGATTGCGATGTCGTGCGTCGCCTTACCGCTGCTCGTCATGACGCCGACCATCAGCGCGATCAGATTGATCGACGGCAGGCCGGCCATCGAGGGATCAACCTCGACGTAGTAGAGCGGCACTTTGATGTTGGCCGGGATATTGGCAAAACTGACAGGCATGGCTGGTTACTCCTGCTCGTGCCGACGCGACTGCCGGCGATGTGATTCGGGTTGCTCGCGCTCGTCGGTCGTTTCCTGCTCGACAACCTTGACCGATCCATCGGCGATGCGCCGATGCGTGAACTGATCATCCGGCCATTCGATCGGGCCCTCGGAACGAAACTTAATTCCGCGCGGATGCTTGAGCAGGCGGCGCATGTCGTCGTCGGCCGGCTCGACCATGATGCCGGGCCGGGCCGCCGGCACCTTGACGCGGCCGACGCGCTGTTTGATTTGCTCGGCGGCGTTCGGGAATTTTGTGCTGACATCAACCATGATTGCGGACCTTTCCTTGATCGCGCGCCGATCGCCAGGGATAGCGCAGCGGCGCACGCGCTTCGCGCACTGCGGTGTTGATTGTTGGTTTAGTTGTCGGCGGGGCGCCGGTCGTAAAATCCCACGCCCATTCGATTTGCTGGCGCTGATCCATTTCGGCCTGGGTATCCCCAGCCTTGACGCCGGTCGTAACGACGATCTCGTCGAGCGTGTCGGTGATGTCGGGATACCATTCCGATCGGAAATAGGCTGACACGTCATATTGCAGTTCGATAAACGGCGTCTCATTCCTGGCGCCGGCGTTGCCGAAATTATGCCGGCGGATGCCGCGCATAATGCCTTCGGTGCCGACGTCCTCGGGATTGCTGTTGTGCAACACGTTCATCACGTGCGGATCGCAATAAAGCAACCGCAGGATCTTCCAAAAGGCCTGATCAATTGTTTGCTCGCCGACGTTTGGATCGTTGTTGGCGATGATGACCGAGAAGCCGATGCGCGCCGTATGCGCAAAGCGGATCATGCCGGCATTGGCATCGCCGTCCGGCGTCATTGTCTCGTCGATCAGATAAACGCCGAGATAAGGAATCAGTGGCGGCTGCACCGGCAGCATGCGCGTCTTGCGCGCGGTGTAGCCGGGAAAGCCTGGCAACACGGCGTTATAAAAAGCGTCGCGGAGATCAAATCCCGAGCTCTGCGTTTCGGTGATCATGATTTGGTCTCGAGCTGGCGCAGTTGCAGCGTCACCTCGCCGCCGCCGTTGTGCCAGACATTGGTGATTTGAAAATCGCCGAGCGCCGGCAAGCCGCTGATCGGCTCGGCCGGAATGGTCACGGTGTCATTCTGCGCCGGCAATGTCGGATAATCCTCGGCGCGAATGTCAAAGATCGTGCGCTGATCGCTGATCACCGCGCCGTCGTCGAGCATCAGCTCCATTTCGGTGCTGGAATAAATACCGCTGCCAGTAAAAGTGCCGCCGGCGGCATAGGTAAATATTCCCGGCCGACCAAAAACATTTTGGCACGCCAAATAAAGCGCGCGCGACATATTGATGGCCATGAGCTCACCACTTGATTGCGTCGAGCAGCCCGCGCAGTCGCTCCTGCAGCCTGGTCAACAGGCTCGCGCGCAGGATCGGTCTAGTCGATGTCAGCGTGTGCGGCTGGTGATGCCGGCCGAGTCGTGACTGGAAACGCCTCGAGCGCAGCACCTCGTAATAGGAATGCGGCCGGATCACCGTGCGATAGCGCTTGCCCCGCAGTTTGCGCATCGTCGGATGCTTGCGGTGCATATCCTCGGCCTGCCAATTGAAAAATTCGTCGCCGAGGCCGTGGTCGCCGAGCTCATGCAGCTTGTCGTGCATGTCCGCGAGCCGCTTGTCGATCGCGGAAATGTCGACAGTGACGGTGATCACGAATCACCAATTGACGGCGGTCATATAGGCGGCGTGCGGCGCGCGCATCGCCCAAGCCGCGAACACCACCATGCGCAACGCAATCGCGTCAATCTGGAACATCGACTTGACCGGCGGAATCGTCAGCAGATCGGCCGGCGCGGTATCTTCTTGCTGTATCGCTGCGACATTGCCGACTGCAAATTCAGGATCGGCAATTGCGAACGCCAGGCTTTCCGGCTCGATGCAAGCGGCACTTTTGGCTGCCATGCCGCTCGAGGCCGCGAGCGGAAACACGTCGCCGCCGCCGGTATAAAATTTAATCGAAATTGCCTGCGCCGGCGCGGCAATGAAAAACGCACGGCGGCCGCCGCCGCGCGTGGCGATGTCCTGGGCCAGCAAGCCGAGATCCTGGCTGCAGGCATCAAAACCGGACGCCGTCGCCGCAGTCGGCGTGATCGGTGTCAGGCCATTGAACAAGCCGACCGGCTTAGTGGCGTCGCCGGCGATAGTGGAAAACATTTGCGCGTCGATCGCCATGCCGGCAGCCTGGGTCAGCATCGTGCGCAACAGATCCTCGAGATTTGATGCGCGCGACATTTCCTCGGTCAACGTCACGATCACCGCCAGCTTGCGCAAATTCAGCTTGCCCGGCGCGTAATTGTATTGCTTGGCCGGGATCGGTGCGCCCTCGGCCACCCAATTGCCGGCATCGGCTGCGGTAGTGCCGCGGCCCGGCACCGTCACGCTGGCGAGACGGCCCATATCGACGCGCATCGCGCCGGCGGCTTCCATCCGCCCGGCCGCGGTCATCGCGACAATATCCTCGATCGCCTGCGAGACCGCATAGCGCGCCAGCGGCCCGGCCCACGCTGGATCCGTTAGTGTCGCCATCGTCGACGCCGCGCGCGTCAGCACCGGCGTCACGGTGTCGTCGGGGTACATAATTTTTGCCATTTGCTCGGGCGGCGCCTGGGCAATGTGAGCTCGCAACATTGCGGCGGCGGCGCGCCAGACGTGATTGGCGGGCTGCAGTTCTTTGATCGCGCGGTCATGTTTCATCGTTACACCCAATGGCGAATAAATTTGTTGAGCACGCTGCCGACGTTTTTCCATGTCTCGGGCAGGCCGGTCGTCGGGAACATATTCGGCCCGTAATAACCGATGCGGCTTTCTTTGTGCGAGATCTGGCGCACGCCGAACAACGCCGGATCGCGCAGCCAGCTCGTATAAGATTCGCGGATCACCGCCTCGGCCGCGAATTTCAAACTGCCGGGCGCGCCGTCCGGCAACTTGTAACCGCCGCTATATTCGACATCGATCACGCCGCCCCACGTGCCAAGAAACGACGGCATATAAAGCGTGCCGGTGTCCTGCTCGAGCACGCATGTCGGCGGCGGCGTGCCGGCGGGCGTGATGGCGCCGGGGATCGGTGACAGCCAGGGCGCGATGTCGACGCCATCCTGCGTCAGCGAGGTGATGTCAGCGAGCGCCACCGGCCAGCGCGACAGATAAAGCCGCTGCGTAAAACAACCGTCCTCGAGCTGATAAAAGGTTTCTTCGACTGCCTCGTAGCCGAACACGCGATTGCACATCAGCGCAATCTGCTCGGACGTGTTGGTGATTATTTCCTGCAGCAGCGCATCTTTGCTCGTGTCGGTGTCGGGAATGAAAAATTTGGTTTTCATGTCCTCGAGCGAGACGAGATCCTGACTCGTCGCCGGCGTAAGAACATTGAGGATCTGTTGCATTTTATTTTCGCCTTGCGCGCAGCTCGA